TAAAACCAGCACTTAGCCCCTAAAGCGTAGATAGCGACGTACCTGATTCGTATCCAGGAGAGGAGAATGCGAGTTTCTCTAGGGGCTCTTCACTGGCGGATATACGGTGCTGGCATCCGTACTCGGACTTTGACCCCGATGCCCGTTGGTTCGATTCCAACTCCGCCAATTTTGTAAACAGCAGGCCCGTGATCGCATAGGTGATCGCGGGCTTTGCTTCTTCTGCTATACTACGTCGATATGTTGCTGAATGTTGCCTGGCCCAGTGCGATAGCCACCCATGCTGAAGTCTGGCGAGTGTTGGACCTGAGTGGGTTGACAAGTTCCGTACGTGAGAGCAAGAACTACCTACGTGCTGGCTTCGTGTACCTCAACGGCCAGCGAGTCTCCACACTACGAGATACTGTTGAGATTGGTAAACAGTTCCGCCTGGAGCTAAGGTTTCCGAATGGTGTAACGCAGTCCAGGGAAATCTTCCTGTCGCGCAAGGTGAACTACAAGCCTAGGTCGAACCAGCCCACGACCGTGAACCGTGTAGCTGGCAAGGGCACACGAAGGAGTAGACAGTCATGACCGTCCCGGTTCCGACGTTCAAGTGCCCTTACTGCGAGAAGGAGAACCTCGCGCAGATGGATCTTAGCGGCGACATGCCGACAGGTGTGCTACAGCTATGCGACTGCCCTGAGTTTCGTAAGGCTTGGGAAGCGGACCATCGAGCGAAGATGGAGCGACGTAAGCAGGCACAGCGTGGTGGTATCAGGAGTAGGTCTATCATCCACGTGGGCAGAACTCCTGGACCTACCGGAAAGATCTACAAGTAGAGGACACATGGACCCGACTGAACGCTACACTCGATTGCTCCTGGCTGCACGTAAGGAGTACGGTCTCTCTATCGAGCGCAAGGAGAACCACTGGTACTGGCGGTTCCTCGGAAAGCTCATGACCATTATTACCTTTGGTCGTGTTGACTTCATGAACGACTTCTTCACCACCATCGGCAACCGCATCGGTGTTGCTCCGTCGTGGGACATGCTTTCCGCTGGTGAGCGGTACGAGGTGCTTCTCCACGAAGTTGAGCACATGAAGCAGTACAAGCGTGCAGGTTTGGGTAACATTTGGGTGGGCCTGGGCATTGCAGGCTTTGCCTATTTGTTTTTGCCATTTCCCATAGGTTTGGCGTGGTGTCGCGCCAAAATGGAGATGGGTGGGTACGCGCAATCTATCCGCGCATACATTCAACTGTACGGTGTACCCGCAGCTTTGCTTGAGAAGCAGCGAATTGTGAATCAGTTCACGTCGGTCAATTACTTGTTCATGTGGCCCTTCAGAGGCTACATGGAGCGTTGGTACGACGAAACCGTGAAGCGCATCGCGAAGGAAGAGGGAGAGACCGTTCCATGAAGAACAATGACATCGCGGTTGAGGCTTCGTTCGAGAACATGTACAAGCACCTACCACCTGAGGTGGCTGAGCGTGTTCGCGCTAAGTACGAGGCTGATCGGTTGGAGTTCTTGGAGCACGTCAGGCGTAATACGCCATCAAATGCCCCCGGGTTCTGGGCCACTAGAGCTTGCACAAAGTGTCACGGGCGTGGTATCATTGGGGAACTAGTTAAGCCAGGCGGAGGAAGAGAGCCTCTAGTGTGCTACTGTGTCTCCAAGAACTATCAGGTCTGGTTGACGGACCAGCGTAAGACTTTCAACGCATTGACGAAGAGGGAGAAGTGATGAACCGCTTGGAGCGCAAAAGGCCACAAATCGACCCCACCAAGATCAGGAAGCATTCGCAAATCGTTGCGGAGAAGCAGGATACCTTCCTGGTTGTTGGTGACCGCGTTCAGACGGACTACGGATTCACTGTGTCTGGTGTGAAGCAGAAGGTGTTCGAGACGCTGTACATGGTTCTCATGCCCACGACTGTCTCTCCTACGTGGGTGCACCCAAAGAAGTCGCGTGTGTATCGCGTACTCTCCGGTTCCGGATTCTTGCAGAGCTTCCAGCCCAAGGATACCTCTCCTCTCGTATCGCGTCCTATCTCGGCCGGTGATGAGCTTCATGTCGAGGCTGGAAGCGTCCACCGTATTACGTCCGCTTCCACCAACCTGGAACTGTACGTGACGCAGGAGAGCAAGTACGACACGCACCTCGAAGAGGTTGCACCCGCTGAGGCGGTTCGCGACGTGCCGGATTCCTACCTACGGCCGCTGTCATCCGAGGACAAGACTGTTCTTCTAGGAGACACTGTGCCGCGTCGTAGGAACCGCGCCGCAGAGCAGATTGCTGCGCTCCGAGGAGACCGAGCAACGGTGGATAGGACTGCACAGAACGCGGAACGCGGTGACCAGTTCCTAAGAAGCACAAGCCAGCAGGGGGTAAACGCTAGACCGATCATGGACTTCTCCGAAGAAGGAGCCGGATGAATCTATTCCTTGCTGACACCCACAAGTCTTTTGAGGACTTGTTCAAGGGCGTGAAAGTCAACTTGATGCCAAAGACCCCTGGTGCAAGCACCGGAGGGTCAGTGGATCAAGTTGTTGACTGCCCTTTGGGTGACAAGTGTCCAGATCCCGGTAAGAAGCACAAGATGGGTGGCAAGCGGTTCCAGCAACACGCTGCCAGGGCTGGCAAGCAAGCAGCGGGTGCAGGCGAGCCTGGTAAGAAGGCAACTGAAGCCGGGGAGCCTGCACCGGTAGCCGACCCAAACGCTGAGGCGAAGGGTGAACCAACTGGTAAGCCTGGAGTATCGCCTGCGACCACGAACATCGGCAGCGTGGGATCGGACGCAGTTGCTAAGCCAGAGACTGCGAAGCCAAACGTTTTGGCGTCGCGTACTGGCTCTGGTGGTGGTCCTCGCACTGGCTCCGGCGGCGGACCACGTACTGGCTCTGGTGGTGGTCCTCGCACTGGCACCGGCGGCGGACCACGTACTGGTGGCGCGGGAAAGCCACCAGCAGGTACAGGTGCCACACCTGAAGCAGCTTCGCCTGCTGGTGGGGGTGCCTTCTCTCATCCAGATCTTTCTGACCATGAAGCAGACATGGTGGATGAGTATAGGCAGTGGGAAAATGAGAATTCTAGCGAGCAACCCAACCTAAAGACGCATCTAGCCGACAATGGCATCACGGATCCAGAAAGGGTTGCAAAGATAAAGCAGATCGTGGACGAGGCTGGCCATCGAGCTCCACCTACCGATGAGCCTATTCCCTTTGAGCCTACCGATAAGCAGAAGCGCGCCCTTGGTGAGGGTGCAGGAAAGGCGCGCGCAGGTAAGAAGGGTGCAGAGGACATCGGCACTGCAAAGACACAGGCAATGCCTGCATCGCAGGATCCTGGCATCGGGTCTGCCAAGACGCAGGAGATGCCCGCAACACCAGCAGAAGATGTTCCTGGTGCACAAGCAGAGGCCGCATCAGCGACGCAAGCAGCAACTCCCGCTGAGACTGTCGCAGAGCAGGCAGCGCCGTCCAATCGTGAGCCTATAGTTCCTCCGCCGCCAACGAAGAAGCAGCGTCCCCTTCAGGATGTGCCGAACCCGCTGACAGATCCAAGCAGTGCTCCGCCAACGAGTACGGCAATGGATCACTATCGCTTGTCGCAGGTGGCAAAGGATTCCGGCGATGACGAGTTGGCGGACCAGCACGTCAAGGTTGCTAGGGAGCGAACTACGGGCTTTGGGTCGGAGGATCACAAGAAGCTAGCGGAAGACCTGCATCAGGCTGGAATGAAGGACCACGCTTCTCATCACGAGAGCATCCACACCAAGGCCACTGAAGACACCAGCAAGGTCGAGGCTGCGTCCTCTGCCGATTCTGACTTCAAGAAGAACGCCGGTAAGGGTCTTCGTGGAGAGCGCTTCGACCTAGAGCGCGGAAGCGAAGAGTTTAAGAAGGAAACTGCTCAGCGTAAGGGCGAGAACTACCACTCCTGGAGAAATCGTTTGGAGAAGGAGCACGGAGTATATGTGCCTACGGACCAAGAGAAGGGCAAGGCTGGAGACGTTTCTTTCATGGATTCTGGTTGGTCGAACTCCGCAGAGGACAGAGCCGCTAACAAGCAGAAGCTCGAAGAGAAGAAGCAGCGTGTGAAGGATGAGTTCGAGGCTAAGAGGGCTAAGCACCACTCAAGAGCCGCCGAGACTGCGCACACTGAGAAGATCTCAGGTGTACATGCTGAGCAGAAGGAAAAGGCCAGGAAGGTACTGGACGAGGCAAAGGCTACTCACGAAGCAACGCAGAAGAAGGCTTCCGAAATCAGGGACAAGAACAAGGCGGCTACTGAGGCACACGAAGCTGCAACTCAAGACTACGAGAAGCGTAAGGCCGCAGGCGAGAAGGGCGTCAAGAAGCCTAAGAAGCCCACACTGGAGCAGGAGCCTGAAGTTGCCGAAAAGCCAGAGCTCACTGAGCCCGAGTCTGACATCGAAAAGCTTCGCCACCAGACGCACACCGACAATGCGGGTGCGCTTGCGTCGTCTATTGAGTCTCACCTGAAGAACAACTCCAAGCTGTCCGACGCTGACCGAAAGCGTGCAGAACGCGCTCACGCAATCAGCGTGTTCCACTCGAACATCAAGCACACGCCAAATGCGGCTCACAAGGCTGAGATGGCGGAGGTTTCCAAGGTTGCCAAGGACATGGGCATCCATGAGTCCTGGAAGGCGCCGGACTCGGCAGAAGCTGCTTCTGGCGGCAGTGGTGAGTTTGATGAGCTAGACAAGCTTGTGGCTAAGAAGCAGACTGCAACTGCAAAGCAGGAGGCCAAAACCCAGGCAACAGAGGCCAAGGCACAGGCCAAGGCACAAGCCGATGCTCCCAAGCCGCCCGAGAACGACCTAGATCATGCTAGGGTTGGCGACCACACGGGTCGCGCCAAGGCTTTGAGAGACAAGGTTCAGAGTCATCTTGACGGCAATCCTGATATGTCCGACGAAGACCGCTCTAAGGCAGAGCGCATCATGTCTGCGTTGGATGGCCATGCGAACATGGAGAACGTTCCTACGAAGCAGCACGCCTCGGAGCTAAAGGAACTGCACAAGTTGGCTGGTGAGATGGGTAAGAAGCCCTATGCCGGTGGTGGGGGTGGTGAAGAGGGAGCGGACACTGGTGGAGCGTCCGCCGCTGGCCTAGCACCTCGCCCTCAGCGTAACCGTGGTAGTACTCTAGACTACCTAATGGGTAAGGTCGAGGAGGGTGTGTCCGAGGCTCCTGGCATGGCTTCCGCTGTAACTTCGGCAGGTGGGGCTGGCAGATTGGGCTCGCAGGCAGTAAACTATGGTATTCATGGTGCCATAGGTGTTGGTCACCAGCTTCTTCGGGATGCAGGTGACAACCAACCCAGGTATGAGGGTAGCGGACAGGCATTGAGCCCTTCCGAGCAGCGAAAGCAGCAGGACGCTGAAGCAGACAGACAAGAGAAGCGAACGATGACCACTCAGGCTCAGGCGGGTACAGGAGGTTCGGCATGAACCTTTATCTGGATTTGAACAAGGCTGTTCAGGTTCCCTCCACGGGCACTGACTCGGTGTCGGACTCTCATGCGCGTCGTGAGTACAAGGAATCCTTTGGCAGAACCAGCGTTGGTGTCATCGGCGGAGATGCGTCTCACGATGACCCGGATGTGGGCAGGAAGTGGAGAGATGCTCCCGACAGCGGCGAGGGTTCTCTGGAAGAGGAACTTGAGGACGACCGCAAGCGTGATACTGAAATCGCGCAGGAGCGCGGGATTGTAGCCAAGAAGGAAGAGGCAGAGCCGACCAAGAAGGCCCTGGACATCCTCAAGTCTTTCACGGGAGACCTCACCACGCAGCTAGCCATGTACACGCCCAACGACCGTGAGATCGAGTACCTTACCACCGTACGTGGCTACTCCTTGGAGGATGTTACCAAGGGTTACGTAGGTATTACTGGTCGTGAGCGCGCTCAATTCAATGACTGGCTGCACCAGCGTTTGAAGACTTCCATTGGTAGGTTGTTGCGATGACCATGAACTCTGATCACACGCAGTGGGTCGAGAAGGTGTCTGAGTGGCGCGACGCTACCAGCACCATTCCTGCTTTGGTTCATGACGAGATCGTGAAGTCCAAGCTGGATCCGGGTAAGGCGAAGCACGGTCTCCGCTCCTTGATGTTCGACCCGTTGTCGATTCAGTTCGCCATGGGTTACAAGGACCGCAGGTACTCTCTCACCTACGAAACCTTGAAGCGAATTCCGACGCAGCTAGCTCTGATTGCTGCCATCATTCAGACGCGCTGCAATCAGGTTGCTTCGTTCGCTGTGCCGTTCAGGATGTCGAAGTCCCTCGGTTTCGCCATCAAGCACAAGAACCCTGCACGTCTCACGACCAAGGGTGAGCGCGAGTTCATCCAGAGCATGGAGTCCTTCATCTATAGTTGTGGCGCTCCGGACCCCAATCCGCATAGCTCCATTGCTCGCGATGACTTCGAGACCTTCCTCAAGAAGCTCGTTCGCGACTCCTTGATGTTCGACCAGGCTTGCTTTGAGATCGTTCCTGACCGTAAGGGTTCTCCTTACGAGTTCATGGCTGTCGATGCATCTACCATTCGCCTCGCAGCGAACAACCTGGACATGGACTTCTCCACGGCGCACAGGATGAACAACCACCTGTACACGGGTGTGCAGCCTGCTGTGATTCATCCGAACGCTACCTGGCCAAACCAGGCTGCTCCGTACAAGACTCTGGCTGTCCGCAATCCGGAAATCCACGACATTCCGTCGTTCGTGCAAATCGTGAATGGACAGATTCGCAACACGTACACGCGCACTGAACTCGCTTGGGGCGTACGTAACCCGCGAAGCGACATCTACATCCAGGGCTACGGTTACGGCGAGCTTGAGCAGTTGGTGACGATCATCACCTCGCACCTGTACGCCGAAGAGTACAACCGCCGCTTCTTCATGCAGGGCTCGGCCCCGAAGGGTATCCTCAACTTCAAGGGAGACAACCTAACTCCCGACCAGCTTGAGTCTTTCCGTCGCCAGTGGCGTGCAAACGTTGAAGGCGTGGAGAACTCGTGGCGTACGCCCATCATGCAGGCAGAGCAGGGCGTGGACTGGATCAACTTGCATCCGTCGAACCAGGAGATGGAGTACTCTCAGTGGATTGAGTACCTCATCAAGATCACCTGCGCCGTGTTCCTGATTGACCCAGCGGAGCTTAACTTCGACATGCACGGCGGTGTTCAGCAGACGCCTCTGTTCGAGAGCTCTCAGGAGTGGAAGCTCAAGGCTAGCCGTGACCGTGGTCTCAAGCCCATGCTCCGCTTCATCGCGAAGTTGATCAACGAGAACATCGTTTCTAAGCTCGATGACCACTTCATGTTCGACTTCCTCGGCCTGGATGAACTCACCGAGCAGGAGAAGCACGAGCTACGCAAGGAACAGGTCAGCACGTACATGACCCTGAACGAGATCCGTCGTGCAGAGGATCTTCCTGACGTGCCGGACGGTGACGTGATTCTCAACCCGACGTATACGACTGCTCAGCAGCAGCGTAGACAGATGGAGATGCAGCAGAAGCAGATGGCTGCTGCGGCTGGTGCTGGCGGCGCGGCTGCTGCTGGTGCACAAGGTGGCGGTGGCGCTCAGGGTGCTGAGGGAGCACAGGGTGCAAAGGGTGAGGAAGACAAGAAGTCTGAGGCGGCGCAGCAGTACGCTGACAGCTTCACCAAGTCGTTGAAGGTCTTGGAAATCAACCTTGAGGATGAGTCGGACGCCTGGATGGATCTGTATAGGGACGGGTAATTCAAATGGAGCCCGTCCTGTACCTTGCCAAATCCCGTAAGCTTCACGGTCGAATGGTTTTTCAGGGACTGCCCGTCTCTATCGAGAACCGAAAGGGGTCCATACGCAAGTGGTATGACCCCAAGGCAGATGAGCACGGTACTACTAAGATGGAGTATCCGTATGGGTATGTTCGGGGTACTCTAGGGCTGGATGGTGGTGAGGTAGACGTATTCGTAGGGCCAAACGAGGAGTCCACCCGCGTGTTCGTGGTCACCCAGATGACTAGGCCCGAGTTCAAGGAAGTCGATGAACAGAAGGTAATGTTGGGGTTCGATAGTGCCGAAGAGGCTAAAGCCGCCTATCTTCGGCACTTCAACGACCCCAGGTTCTTTGGTTCGATGAAGGAATTCTCCATCGATGAATTCAAGGAAAAGCTAAACACCCACCACGGCAAGGTAATCAAACACTTGTATCTACTAGACGCATCTGCTAGTATTCAGCGTATGCCTATCTCTGGTCAAGCACAGCAGACGCGCAAGTCTGCAAGCTGTGAACACTCAGAAGACGAAGTTTGCAAGAATTGTGGAGGCACTACTGTGTCAAAGTCTGCTGAAGCCATCGAAATCCTGAAGGGTCTGACCAGCCGGATGCTGACCGCATTCGCGCCACGACGTGCGGAACAGGCTCCCGTTGTGGACTCTGGTGAAGACGTAGCCGAGGTTACGCTTCTTGGCCCGCAGGTAGCGCAGGCGTTGCACCGCGATCGTCCTTTCGAGCAGCCCATTGCTCCAACGGTTCGTGTCAACACGCCGTACCAGTCAGCCTCTCCAACCTCTCCCGACTTCATGACCTCGTGCAATTCTTGTGGCTACACGCATAAGAGCCTAAGTGAGTGCCCTCGCTGCGATACCATGCGTAAGCAGAACCGCGAGGCCACTCCAATTTGGAGAAGGTGACCAATGCTGTATCTGCGCGCAGAGTTGCTGAACAAGGCTGGTAAGTCGCCTAAGGCGTCCGGTGACGGCAAGCCTAAGACCAAGGCTGGTGCCGGGGACACTCCCGGTGACGTAAGCGGAGGCCGTGGCGAACAGCGTGGTGGTGACTACGTTGCGCGTGTTCAGGTTGGTTACGAGAAGGATGGGTCTCCCAAGTATCGCTACTTCCGCACGGAGGAAGCGTATGAGGAGTATCTGAAGGGGCGAGGACGTTCAAAGGCGTCTCAAGAACTTGAGGACAAGGTCAAGCGCGAACACGAGGAGAGCACGGACAAGCACTCGGGAACCGTTGTCCACCAGCCCGCCTCAAAGATCAAGCCCGGACTTCTAGGCGCTGCTCGTAAGAGCCTACCACTGTACGTGAGGATTTGACCATGACACTTCCGAGACTGCCTGTACGTTTCATTCAAGAGAACGCTGAACTGCTGAAGAGCATGGACGGCGAAGTTCTATCTGGCGGGCGTGCTGGTACTGGTACTGATTACACGCAGACTGAGTCTGTGGCAGAAGCACAGGGTATCGACCCCCAGTATCGTACGCCAAATGGTCGTGTGAACGGCAACGAACTCTTCCGCCGCAACCCTAACGGGGACCTTGACTTGGACAACGCCAAGCACGTGGTTGTGGACATCATCCACAAGGTGAAGGACAAGGCTGACCTAACCGAGCTTGAGAAGCTGGTTCTTGGTTGCTTCTTCCCGCTCATGTTTCCTTTCGTGGACGCACGACTAGCTGAGCCGCTCACGCGAGTACAGCTTCGTCTCGCTCCTTGGGAGTGCGCGATGGTGTCGCAGATGGTTGCCGCTCACCTTTCCGCTGAGATGAGCTACAATGCAGGACTCGGTGGCGGTGGAGATGAAGGTCGTTCGCAGACGAGGTCTTGATGAAGATTCGCACGAACCTAAAGCCTAGTGAGTTGAAGCGCGTTGGCGCAGGCTTGCAGCGACTAGCTGAAGCACAGACGAGTGAAATCGAGCTTGAGAACCCCGCTGAGAAGGAAATCATTCGACAGGTAGATGCGACCTTCGACATCATGGTGAACAACCTACAGGATGAGGTAGCACGCATCCTACTGGACAAGGAAGATTGAACATGAGTACCTATTGGTCGCCAAGGCCCCTACGCCCAGCCTCTGCAAACCCCATCTTCGAGATGGTTGAGCCTGAACCCGTGGTTAAGGGCCTGTCTCCGATGCAGCGCCAGCGTCTTGAAGACGGAACGCCCATCACGCGTTCTGGTCCTACCGCTTTGCGACCAGCCGATCCTATGCTCGTTCTTCGCCCCGAACTCAGCAAGGGTTCGCTTGCTGAGAAGCTTGAAGAGAAGAACCCGAAGTACGGGGCTCCTCGACAGGACCCGCAGGAACCTCTCGGCGTAATCAAGTCTTACCTGGAGAAGGCAGAGCTTACGTCTGCGAAGCGGGAAAAGCTCAAAGAGTCTAGCTTCGCACTGCCTGATGACCGTGCGTACCCCATTCATGATGAGGTACATGCACGTAACGCTTTGGCTCGCGTAGCCCAACACGGCACCAAAGCAGAACAGAAGAAGGTACGAGAAGCGGTTGCCAAGAAGTATCCTGGAATAGAGATATCTGGTGACGATGATGACGAAGGTGACCCTGACGACGAAGACACTCAGAAGAGTGAGAACTACACTAAGCCAGAGCTAAGAGACAAGATAAAGCGCCAGGTAATGGCCGGGTCAGACGGCGGTAAACCCGGACAGTGGTCGGCACGCAAAGCACAGTTGGTAGCCCAGAAGTACAAAGAAGCTGGCGGGGGGTACAAAGGCGCACGTACAGAGAAGCAGCGTTCTTTGTCAAAGTGGACTGACGAAAAATGGACTACATCAGATGGCAAGCCGGCAAAACAATCTGACGGTTCTATGCGCCGATACCTTCCTGAGAAGGCTTGGAAAGAACTAAGCTCAGAAGAGAAAGAAGCTACGAACAAAAAGAAGGTTGAAGGATCTAAGAAGGGAAAACAGTTTATCTCGAATACCGAGGCAGCAAAAGAAGCTCGGGAAGAACACACAAAGAAGAGCCTGGAGCTATTTGCTGCCGCAGTTGACCGGCTTCACGAATCGCTAGAGAAGTCAACCGGAAAGTACAGTCATATTAACTTTACTCCTCCTGATGCGGTGTCGTCCGCAGCCGCAAGAGGACTAGAGTACAGAAGCAAGGCTAGTCCATCAAATCGCGGTGGTCTTACACCGGAGCAGGCCAGCAAGGAAGGCATTGGTTCGGGTGTACAAAGAGCCACGAACTTGAAGAACAAGGATACCGTTAGTCCGGGTACTATTTCCCAGATGGTTGCGTTTTTTTCTAGACACGCCAAGAACAAGAGCGTAGCTCCTGAGCACAAGAACGAACCGTGGAATGATAAGGGCTACGTGGCGTGGCTTCTATGGGGTGGAGATCCCGGCAAGACTTGGGCAGAGAAGGTAAAGGCACAGATGGATAAGGCCGATGAGAAGTGAAGGCTCGCGCGTAGCAGAGCTACTTCTTGACTTTCTGTGCTGACTCTGTCAAGAAGTGTACCCCACCATGGCAAGTAAGTTCTCCCAAAAGATAGCGGAGCTTAGACGAGTAACTAAGCTCCACGTAAACTGGCTTGTCTATGCCACGCTGGGGGAGTTTGCGCTCACGAAGGACGAGGTGGCCGAACTCGTCAAGTACGACAAGCTTCCCATGGGGAAGTCGTTGGACCTGGTGGACAAGTCATACCTTCTTGGCAGGCTGAAGGCCATCCTGAAGCGTTCTGAGTACAAGGACGTTACCTACGAGGAAGTCTCCGACAAGTCCAAGGATCTGAAGCTGTCTTCGCTCGAAGACCTTGTCGTTGAGCAGGCACGCCTCAAGGCAGGTAACTACCTGAAGAACTTGGCAACTGAGATCGGCAACGGCGTCTTCGACGCCCTGTCTGCGTCTCTCGGGTCTACTATCACGGAGGCTACCATCCGTGACATCGTAGCCGATGAGACTGCGCTAGCTCTCGTCCAGAAGCAGTCCTCTCAGGCTCTCGCGTCCTCTCTGGCTTCGCGACTTCAGACTGGTCCGAAGAAGGCGTGGCGTCAGGTTGCACAGACGGAGCTTCACCGAGCAAAGGTTTCCGGTCACGCACAGGCGATCATCAACCGTGTGGATATCTACACGCACAGTGCAGGCATGAACTCTGACGTTAGCGTGATTCCAGCAAAGAATTGCTGTGAGGACTGCTCGGAGCACTACCTAGACAAGACTGGCAATCCAAAGGTCTTCAAGCTGCTTGACCTTGTGAGCGCAGGGTCCAATGCGGATGACGGCGTTGTCCACACGAAGCGCAACGGCAAGCACACGCACTGGAAGACGACGCTTCCACCGCTGCATCCGTCGTGCGGGTGTCAGCTAGTGTACGTCCCGCCAGGATATGGTTGGGTTGGTGGTAAGCTGTCGCTGTTGCAGAAGTCCTTGTTCGAGGCATCGCTCATCAAGGCACGCGCAGGTGTAAGCGGTGGCATCTCTTCCACTGTTGAGCCTAAGGGTGCTCCGTCGATGCAGAAGACGCCCGGTATCCCGTCGCAGCCAGGAGCCGCTGCGCCAGGAAACGTTGCTGGTCCTGGGCGTCCACACAATGACGGCACACCCCCGGCTCCTAAGAACGATTTCTCTCCTACCGCAGGCATTCCTAAGGCTGGCGGCGGTGGTGGCCCGCGTAACGATTCGGGCGGTAGCAAGATGTCCAAGTACGCCGCTTGCCCGTTTGGTGGTGGACCCGACTGCATGAAGCACGGAGGTAACGGAGCGGAGCAGCACAAGATGGGCGGC